ACCAGAGGCAACAGCGCCTTCGGTGAAGAAATAAGTGCCATACTCAGTGGTTGCACCGGAACCGGCGGTTTCCACATCATCGGACACGATCACGCGCAGACCCATGTAGGTAGGCACGGAAGGATTGCCATAAGCGCCAGCCAGAGAACCACCAGATTGAGTGGTACTGGTGCCGCGGGCATCGTCGGTGCTGACGTAATCAATTGCGCGACGCTCAACTAAGTCATAGAAAACTTTACTGTGAACGCACATAGCAGTCAGCTTTTCACCCTGATCACCCAGCAGTGCGCGGGCTTCTGCAACGTGACGGGGAGACAGTGCAGTAGGGGTATCAGTGGCTTCGGAATCGATGCAAAGATCGAAGAAAGCACTGCTGCTGGTGTTGGTGTTTAGGGAACCGAACACACCGCTCAGGCAGTTGATCAGATCCTTCTGACGCTGGTTGGCGATGTACTCACCCAGCTTGGCGCCAATGGCAGCCATAGGATCAGAACCTGCAGCCAGAGCAGCCAGATCGCGTGCTTCAAAAGCACGACCACGGTGCAGAATCACACCGATCTGCTTGTCAGCAGTAATGTTGCCAACGGTCAGTGAAGTGCTATCGGTCAGCACCTCAAAATCGCCGGACAGGTTTGCCTTCCAGAAAGGCACATTTACGAAATCACCGCCCTCGGTGGCATTCAGCTCAGCCATCGGACGCACCACACCGGAAGCCAGGAAGGCATCACGCTGAGTGGTTTGCTCGATGACGTAAGGCGTAAATACCTCGGGGATGATCACGTCAGAGCGCACAGTGGCAGCCATGACAAAAAATCCTCAAGAATGACGTTTACGGTGTGGGCGTAACCCGTTCTGGCTCCGCGTAGCTTTGCCTTCAGGAAAAGTTTAGCGTGCAGCTGCAGCTTTCAACCTTTCATACAAATCACGGTCGGTTTTATACAGCCGCGATTGCTCAGTAAGGTTAAACGACTCAGGTGCGAATGGATTCTTTGTACCTGCAGGAATCTCACCAGAGCTGCGACCAGCAGGAGCACCACTGCCTTGAGGTTTTGGTTGCTTCTGCATCCATGTCGGCAACGTCTTTGCCCATTCGCCAACAGGTGTGCGCTGATAACCGTCAACTACCACAACGGTGCCGTCAGCTTCACGCTGGATCTGATCTCGATTCAGCTTTGTCTTAAGCACGAGATCAGGATCATGCACAATATCCGCCAAAGCGGAAACCGCTGGCGAGATCAGCTCAAGTTCTTTAACTCGCGCCTCAAGCTCAGCAATTCGTTGATCCTTTTCGGCAGTAGCTTCGCGAAACTGCTGCTCAAGCGCTTGCCTAGCTTCGGTGTACTTGCCTTCAGATTCAAGCTTTGATTGCTCAACCTGACGCTTAAACTCAAGCAGCTCTTGAACGTCAACGCCATCAGGCACAGCTTTAGCTTTCTTCAGCTTGCCGATCAGTTCATGATTCTTGCGTTCAAGCGCTTCAACGCTATTCTTCAACGCATCAAGCTCTTGGTTGCTTGCGGCATCAACAGGCGTAACCTCTTGAATTTGCTCTTCAGACATGAATAACTCGTAGAGTTAATTGCAACCAAATAATATCACTATTTACGTTTTGGAGCTTTGCGCAATTGTGATTCACGCTTGAGCACAGGGTTGCCGGTTGATTCAGACTTGATCGCAATCACTGGATCATTGACGCTGCCAACACGCACAACGTTGCCACCAGATGGACCCTTGATCATTGCTCGCTCGCCTACAACGCGAGTGATCACGCCGTAAGTACGCTTGCCTTGATAGGTCCAGCTAACCCGATCACCGCGTTTCACTTTTTCTTGCCTCCTTTTTTCTTGGAGCTTTTTGGCATTTTCTTGCTGCCGTAATGACCTGGCATCACGCTAAGGCGAATCAATTCAGCTTAACGGCGTGGTTTACGCTTTCGTGTCTTACCTGCTTGAGCAAATGCAATCGCTGCAGCTTGCTGCCGTGAATAACCTTCCTTGATCAGCTGACGGATATTCTGCGAGATCGTCTGCTGAGACTTACCTTTCTTTAACGGCACCGTACCTTTGGCGCAGCTGCTTCAAGGTTAGCTCTGAGCCGTCATCTCGAACCATTTTGGCGATAGCATCCTTCGGGCCATACTTGTTCGACAACCTTGTGAAGTAAGCGACCTTTTCTGGTCCTAGCACTTCAGCTTGTACTGATTTCGACTGCTTGCTCAACCATTGGCCGTAGCTTTCATTAACAGGAACTGGACCATCCATGCTTGCTCGTTTTGCTGTAGTGGATGGCGGCAAAATGTCAGGATCAATGATCGGGACGATTGTTGAACGGCAGTTGAAATGCTGCGGCGGTTGCGGACCCTTGCCGTATTCAAATTCACGACCATCAAGCGCACGACAGATTGCAGACGTTCGCGTGTCAAGTGTTGCAACGTAACGGTACTTTGGCGTTACATCTTGATTCGCAACATACACCTGCTCAGCAGCGGCATTCGCAACCTGATTGACGCTTGTGCGGACAAGAGTCAAAATTTGATTATCAGCCATCCGTGTCGCATCACCACCCCGTGCCACTATTTCTTTAATGCCTGCTGCACGGCGCTGCCTTGCGGTAGTAATCGGCTCACCAAACTGCAAACGTTCTTCGCTGCGCTGCAAGTTGCCTTTAAGCCGTTTAGCAATCGCAGATGTTGGCTCGCCAGTCAGCAGACCCTGCCGCACAACCTGCGCAAACAGATCAGCTTGATTCTCAGCAATGCCGCGAAAAGACTTTGCAACTACTTGACCATTCGGCAGCGTGATCATTGTGCCTTGAGTTGCCGTCAAGCTAAAAGTTTGCGGAGCACCCTGCACTGCTGAGACAAGATCGTCGGACAATGCAACCACATTGATCTGCGTCGGATCAGTCGTCACCACCGCCTGCGCAAACTGCGGTGAAATCTCAACCGTGCGTACGCTATCCCGTACACCTGCAGGTAAAACTTTACGCAACTGTTCTTCTACAAATTCAGATTGCAGTTCTGCTAAACCCTGAAGTTCAAGCGCCGTAACCTCAGTCGAATCACCAGCCCAAGTGTCAAGTGACTCTTTCAACTGCGCGAGAATTGAGCGCAACCGTGCCGCCTTGAATGATTCGTCAAGATCTTCAATCGCGCGAAGCTGATTGACAGCATCCAAAATAATATCGTTGTAAGCATTGATAATACGCCGCGCAACGCTGTTGCTATAACGATTCAAATCGATCGCATTACGATACAAGCTTGCGGGCGTAGTCATCAGTCAACAATCCCTAAAAGCTCTGGCTCGATTTCGGTCAAAATTGAAACGTCAGCACCACCCCTAAGTGCTTCCGCAACAATCAACGCAAACTGTGGAATCATATCTTCTTCTGTTTCGTCTTCGTAAATCAGCTTAATCTCATCAATTGAATACACACCTTCATCGTTGAACCATGAAAGCCTTACAACAGCAAATGTGTCCTCAGGCATTGGACGCTTGCTAACGAAAAGCATCCTTTGACGGTGAAGCTCATTGTCCATCTTGAGCACTCTCCGCAACCACTTCATCATGCCGGGATTTCATCTTGTTGATCAGGTTCAGCCGAAACCTCAGGCAACGATGGAGACGCTTGACGCTCAGGTTGCATCATCTCGATCAGACCACCGTTTTGGGTTGCCTCAAGCTCGGCTTCGACCTCAAAATCATCGCCAAGCACTTCGCCTTCGGCAAGCTGATTTAACAATGTCTCCTGAGTGATGGTGCCTGCTGTATAGAGCTGCAGTAACGCTTGGATCTCTTGCGGCTCAAGGCGAGTGCCAAGGAAGTCACGATTCACATAGCTGCTACCGACCTGCGTCTCTTGCAGGTAGTCAGCATGGTACTGCAAGCAGTTGTCGATCAGATCCTGCATGTTCTGAGCGATCACCATCATGGTTGAATCGCCTTGACTGCGATCAATGCGCTTAGCCTCAGCAGTTTCAGCGCTTAGCTTCTGTCCCAACACAGCGGACAAACCAAGCTCGTTGATCTGCGTAGCAAGCTGTTCCAACCGTTGAAACTGACTTGCAAAAGCATCCGAGGGGGGAGACACATATTCAGCACGGCCATCAGCAGGGAAAGCGATAGCTTCACCAGGACCGGCACTAACTTCTTCCGCTGCGGATGGAAAACCATAGAACGCGAGCATAGGAACGGCGGAGATATGCAGCTGATTATCAAGGTCAGATTGAACTTGATAGACCTTAAGGTTCAGCTCAGCAATATCTTCCATTGGCGGACGTGATTCCATCACGTTCACGCGGTTACTGTATGCCACCGCAAAAGGAATTTCGCTCAGGCTTGTAGTGCCTTCATCAATCTTTTTCAGCTGTCCCTTAGTGTCACGCTGATGAATTTCAAATTCACCAGGACGAAGCACACGCACTTGCTCAACTTCCTTTTCGCCATACTCGCCATCAGGAACGATAACCTTTTCAAGCAAGCGAAGCTGCGTAAGCTTCTGAGCACCGTCAACCAGCTCAGTTCGCCAACCAAGAATTTCGCGTGGTGTATAAGTTACCCAATAGGGTCGCCCATTTGATCCAGCAGCAGGAGCATCAACGAGCACACCAACATGACCGTAACGTATGCACTTACGAGCAGTTTCATAACACCAGACATTAAGATCGTTACCCTGCAGGTCTACATCAAATAGCTGCTCACGAATGGTGTCAGAGACATCATTTAGCCTCACAGGTTTGCGAGTCAACATACCCGCAAGCATTCGTTCCAACCTGACGTAATACGGTGGACAGGTAGAACGCGCTAAACGATTGTCATACGCTTCATCAAGCTCTCGTGGTTCCTGTGGCAGATAGCGCCGATGCTTGCGGCGCATCTCATACGTTCCACCAAGCAAATCTTCAATCAGTCGCCAATGCGGCTCTTGATTCACCCATGCAGCATTGGGATCGTTGACCTGTGAGACCTTTGCCGCTAATTGGCGGTCATAGAAGTTGTAACCGGAATACACGGCGCAATCTCACAGGCTATAGCAACAGTTTAAGCCGCAGCTACTGCAGCAGTCAGTTGCACGGTATTGCGGCCAAGCTTAATTTCAAACTC